CCATCGCACTGGCAAAGGCGTCGCCTGCGATCGGTGTAGCGGCCACTGGAGCGACAGGGGCCGTCGACTGGTCGGCTGTCGCCTACATGCTGACTGCCGTTTACATGGTGCTGCAGATCCTGCTGTTGGTTCCCAAGTATCGCCAGATGCTGCGCGACTGGAAGGTGAAGCCATGAGCCTGCGCGGCAAGATCGCCGCCGGCGCTATCGCGCTCTGCAGCTCTACGCTGGTGGTGTTCCTGGGCACCTGGGAAGGCAACGGCCAAAACACTGTCTACGCCGACAAGCTAGCCCGAGGGCTGCCGACCGTGTGCAAGGGCATCACCCGTCACACCAGCCCTTACCCGGTAGTTGTGGGGGATTACTGGTCGGACGCTCGCTGCAACGAGGTGGAGCAGCTGGTGATCAGCAAAGGCCAACTGGAGCTGGCCGACTGCATCACCAATCAGTACGTGGGCCAGAACACGTTCGACGCCTTGAGCAGCCATGGCCACAACTTCGGCATGGCCAGCACGTGCGCCAGTCGCGCCTTGGGCCTGATCAACGCCGGCCGCATCAAAGACGGCTGCAAGGCGCTGGCCTGGGCGCCTGACGGCAGAACGCCGGTGTGGGCCTTCGTCACAACCGCCCAGGGCAAGAAAGTGTTTATCCCAGGGCTACATGCTCGCCGCCTCGCAGAAGCCGCTTTGTGTGAGGCGGGCTTGTGATCCGCGAAGGCATTTTCATTCTGGTGCTGTGCCTGGTGGCCTGGTTCGGATTCGATCTGCTGGAAGGCCAGCGCGACACCGCCCGTAATGAGCGTGACGCCGCGCTGTTCGAAGCCAGCGGTCTGCGCGAAGCGGCGCGTATCAGCGGGGAAATGCTGGCCGAACGTGACGCTATCGACCTTCAACGTACCCAGGAACTCAACGATGAACGTATCGAAAACGACGGCTTGCGCCGCGCTGTTGACGCTGGCCTTAAGCGGCTGCGCCTCAACGCCACCTGCAGCGTCCCAGTCCCCCCTGCGGCCAGCGCCGGCGGCTTGGCTGATGCAGGCACCGCCGAACTCACAGCAGACGCTCGACAGGATTATTTCACCCTCAGAGATCAGCTTGCCCTCAGTCGGCAAATGATTCTGGGCCTGCAGGACCACGTGCGCCGGGTTTGCCTGCGCTGATTCATCACTTTCTAAATCTGAACGGAGCAACACCATGACCGATGCACGCGATATCACCCTGGAAGTCGGCGACAAGGAATTCACCTTCGCCCTCACCCCGCAGGACGTGACCAAGTACTTCAACGCCGTGACCCAGACCAACAAGGTTTCGCCGGCTAACAACCTGCTGGTGACCACCGTTAAGCAGGAACAGCGCGCCACGCTCAAGGCTCAGTTGGGCAACCCGGTATTGGTCATGCAGCTGGCCGGCGCGCTCCTCGAGGAGTACGGCCCGGACGTTGAAATTACCGTAAAAAAGCCCTCGACCACGCCGAACGACTGACCGAAAGCGGCCTGGGCCAACTGGTGGCCCTGGCCGGTCGCTGGCTACCCGGTGCCGAACCCACCGCCGAGGTGATGGGGACGGCCAAGTGGCTGGAGGACGAGCACTGGCGACGGATGGAAATCGCCATTGCCAACGGCATCGCCTACGCACTCAACGGATAAACACTGATGGCTGACAAAAGCGCCCGCCTAGCCTTCATTTTAAGCCTGACCGATAAGGTCACTGCCCCGCTGGGCAAGGTCAAGATGGGCTTTTCTGAATTGGCTGAACAGAGCGAAAAGCACATCAAGACGATGGGTTTTGGTCTGGCGGGCATTACGGGCGCGTATGTCGGTATCACGCAATCCATGGAACCAGCCCTAGAGATGAACCGCGCCCTGGGCGAAGTCCGATCGCTGAATGTGGCTGAAGACGCCCTGAATGCGCTGAATCGCAAGTCCCTGGAATTCTCCGTTGCCTATGGGGAGAACGCCCGTGATTTCGTCGCTTCGGCGTATCACATTGAAGGCGCTATCAAGGGCCTGGTGGGCAACCAGTTGGCGACGTTCACCAATGCCAGCGACGTGTTGGCCAAGGCCACCAAGTCCGACGCCAACACCATGGGCACGTACGTCGGCACGATGTACAACCTGTTCAAAGGCCAAGCTGACGCAATGGGGAAAGGGCAGTGGGTTGAAACCCTGGCTGGCCAAACCGCCACGGCGGTGCAGCTGTTTCGCACCAGTGGCGAGCAGATCGGCGAAGCCTTCAAAGCCGCCGGCGGCCTGGCCAGCACTGCAGGCGTGAGCCTGGCCGAGCAAATGGCGGTGCTGGGTACGTTGGGCAGCACTATGGATGGCGGGGAGGCCGGTGGTCTCTACAAGTCGTTCTTTGAGAACGTCAGCGGTGCGTCGGAAAAGCTCGGCATGTCCTTTGTCGACCAGCAGGGCAAGTTGCTGCCGATGATGGATATCCTGGACAAGCTCAGAGGCAAGTTCGGGGATCTGTCGATTGAAGCCAACGGCAAGCAGCTGCGCGACGCCTTTGGTGGTGAAGCGGCACGTCTGATTACCACACTGTTGGGCGACACCGGCCGCTTGAAAAACGGTATGGAGCAACTGGGCAATGTGCGTGGCCTGGAGAACGCCGAGCGTATGGCCAAAAACATGGTGGACCCGTGGCAGCAGTTCGGCGCCGCCGTGCAAGCTCTACGCATCGCTTTTGGCCAGTCATTGATTCCGATCCTGACACCGTTGATGGAACGCCTGGTGGGCATTGCAAGCACGCTGACTCGTTGGACCCAGTTGTTCCCCAACATTACCCGGCTGATAGGGATAGTCACGCTGTCGTTCCTGGCGATCACCGCCGCCATGTCGTTGCTGACCCTGACCGTGGGGCTGTCGAAAATGGCTTGGCTGGGAGCCACCGTGGTGTGGAATGCTCTCACCTGGTCGGGCTACCGCAGCATCGCAATGTTCCTGTACCACACCGTGATGGTGATCGGCTTTGTGGCTGGCCTGGTGCTGATGGTCGCATGGATGGGCCTGGTCAAAGGCGCGATGTTGCTGTGGCAGGGCGCGATCTGGCTGGTCAATACCGCGTTGCTGGCTAACCCGGTGACGTGGATCGTGATCGGCATCGTTGCCCTGGTCGCGGCTGTGGCGGCGGCGATCATTTACTGGGACGAGTGGACCAGTGCGCTGCTCAACAGCGAGGCGTTCCAGTGGGTCAGCGGCCAACTGACCGCGCTGTCTGAGTGGTTCGATTCGATGGGCGGCTGGTCAGCCATGGCCATCGCGGCCTGGGACGGCATCGTCAACATCTTCAAAAGCGCGATCAACGGCTTGATCGAGATGTTGAACAAGATCCCAGGTGTGCAGATTGATGCGGCATTTGGCGACATGCCGGCCGCGCCGGACCTGCCGACGATTAGCGCGCCTCAGGTCGAGGCACCGTTGCTGCCGCAATTGGTAAGCGCTCCCCAGCAATCCATCCAGGCGCCGCCCCTGGTCATGGCTGCTACTCCGAAAGCACCGGCGCCGGCCATGCCAGCCCTCAACGCTCTGCAGCCGCGGACCCAAGCGCCGGCGCTGGTGCTGGCACCTGTTCCGAATGCCCCGGCGCCGATCGCCCAGCCACTGACCGCTCCCGAAGCCCCGCGTACGGCGCCGGCCCTGGTAGCAGCGCCGGCATTAAAAGCGCCGGCGCCGATCGGGCCGCAACTACACGTTGCGCAGCCAACGCAACCGCCAGCTCTGGTCACCGCGTCCAAGCCGACCGAGAAGGCCGAGCAGAGCCAGCAACGGATCAACAACGCCGTGACCAGCCTGTCACCGAAACGGCCCGACGCCGTGCCCCGGGGCGGCTTGCTGGCCAGCATCCAGAACAACAACCAAACCCAAAACAAGGGCACCCACGTGGAGAACGTCAACATTCACACCGGCAAACCGATGAACCCGCTGGAGCTGGAAGGCATGTTGGCCATGGCGGTGGGCGGATGAGCGAATACATCGACCTGCTGATCGCGGACAACGACCTGGTGTTGGACCCGTCGCGTCAGCCGTTGCTGATCGAGGACCGGGCCAGCATCGCCCAGGACATTGCGCACATGATCCGCGAGAGCGGCTTGCTGGTCACGCTGGTGGCCGAGCGCAGCAAGCTGCGTCAGCGCGACTGCATCCAGCAACTGGAACTGCTGGTGGAGGCCGACGAGCGCCTGGTACCGGGCACGGCACTGATTAAACAAGTAGAGCCTGGCCAGTACCTGGTCACGGCGAAAACGCTGAAATTTGGCGACGTCGAGGTGACCCTGTGAGCGACGTAGATTTTAAGCAGGCTCTGGCAGACGGCGGCATCCCAGTCACCGAGGAAGGCTTGCGCCAGGCATGGGAAAAGGAAGTCGCGGCCCAGGGCAGCAAGATGAGCAACACCAGCGCTTATTCGCCATTCTGGCGGGTGATTACCGCCCTGGTGACTAAGCCCGTGCTGTGGCTGATCAATTTCGTCAGCGGCACGATCCTGCCGAACTTCTTTGTCAAAACCGCACGCGACAAGTGGCTGGACATGCTGGCCTGGGCAGTCAACGTCGAGCGCAAGGGTGCGACCAAGGCTAAAGGGGTGCTTTTGTTTACCCGCGATGTACCAGGTGGCGCGCTGGAACTGCCCGCCGGTGTGCGGGTGCAGTCCGCAGCGATCAACGGGCATATCTACCAGTTGATCACTACCCAGGCCGTGACCTTTGCGGACGGCGTGCTACAGCTGGAAGTCCCGGTAGAAGCCGAGGACGTGGGCAGCGGTTACAACCTGGCCCCGGGATACTACGCAATCATGCCGGTGCCCATTGCCGGCATCGTCCAGGTGGTGAACGCGGACGGCTGGCTGATTGCACCAGGTGCAGATCCTGAGCCGGACGATCAACTGCGTTTGCGCGTGCGCAACCAGTTCTCGGCGGTTAACCAATGGCACACTGACTCGGTATACCGCGCCATGATTTCGGCTTTCCCAGGCGTTCGGCCGGATGGCGTGTATTTCCTGCACGGTGCGCCGCGTGGCCCGGGCAGCGCCAATGCCTACGTGCTGTTTGATGCAGACGTGCCGGCGGCGACTTACCTGGAGCAAATCAACGCGCATATCCGCGATCAAGGAAACCATGGCCACGGTGATGACCTGCTGGTGATGGTCATGCCAGAAACCCAGCACGCGCTGAGCCTGACCCTGTGGGCACGGCCGCTGCTGACCGTCGAGCAGCGCACCAAGCTGCGCGCCGAGGTGGAACAGTTCATTCGTGCGGCGTTCCGCGAGAGTGGTACCGGTGACTATCAGCCGACGCTGACCTATCCCCAGTCGCGGTTTTCATTCAGCCGCCTGGGCGAAGAACTTCACCAGCAGTTCCCCGGCATTGAGTCGCTGCATTTTGACAATGCCGACATCGTGTCAGAGCTGAGCATCCCCAGGATCAAAAGCCTGCAGGTGGTGCCGGCATGATCAAGCTCAATTTGCCGTTTTGGCTCGATGGCCCGCAGTTGGCCAAGTTGAAAGGCGCTGCTCAGTCCTGGTGGGAGACGGTCGAAGGCTGGCTGCAGTGGCCGCTGTTGCAGATGGATGCCGACACCTGCCACCTGACCGTGCTGGACCTGCTGGCCTGGCAACGGGATATAAACCGTTTCAAGGACGAACCGGAGAGCCTGTATCGCCTGCGGGTCAAGTTCGCCTTTATCAACGCGGTGGACGCCGGCAGCACGGCGGGGCTCAAACGCATCCTGCAGCGTTTGGGCGTGGGCTACGTCGAGATTGACGAGCGCATGCCCGATCGGGACTGGGACGTGGTGATGCTGCGTCTTTCCGACTCCCAGCTGTCGCAGAACCCGGAGCTGCTGCGCGTGCTGATTCAGCAGTACGGCCGTACCTGCCGGCGCTATGACTTCGTGACCATCACCCCCGTATCGCTGCGCATTGTCGCGGCTGACTTTAACGACGATCAGCAAACGCTGGTTGCCAGCCTGTAGGAGCCTCTTGTGGGAGCCAGTATTACCCTTGCAGGTGAAAGCCTGATCGCCCAAAAACTGGGCGCGCAACAGCGCCTCGATGTCCTGCGCTTTGTCTTTGCCAACGTGCCCGGGCTGGACCCGAACGGCCCGGTCAATCGCGCCGCGCCGAAGCCGCCGGCGGCGCAGATCGTCCACACCTACACGATCCCCCCGCAAAATATTGGCTTCGTGAACCCGAACCAAGTGGTCTACAGCTCGATGCTGGGTAGTGATATCGGGGACTTTGACTGGAACTGGATCGGCCTGGAAACTGCCGAGAACGTGTTGCTGGCCGTGGCCTACGTGCCGTTGCAGCAGAAGCGTAAGAACATCCCGCCGCAGCAGTTGGGCAACAACGTCACCCGCAACATCCTGGTGGTGTTTGACGGGGCCCAAGCGCTGACTGGCATCACGATCGATGCCAGCACCTGGCAACATGACTTTACTGTGCGCCTCAAGGGGATCGACGAGCGCGAGCGGCTGAGCAACCGCGACGTGTTTGGTCGCGCGTGCTTCTACCGTTCCGGCCTGCAGGTGGAAAAGGTCGCGGCCGGGTATCAGCTCAAACCTGGCCTTGCTTACATCGAAGGTATCCGCGTTGAGCTGGCCAACGCCTTGCCGATCGCGCCGCCCGGGTTGCCGTCGCCGGTGTGGCTGCATGTGTCCCTGCGCCGAGAACTGAACGACGTGCTGGCCAACTGGAAGGTGGTATTTGACCCCAACCAGGTGGACTACCTGGACACTGACGGCAGCTGGCATTACTGCATTCCTCTGGCGCACCTGGTGAGCGCGAATCAGATCAACGATCTGCGCGTGGTCGCGCCTATCGATGGCCCGCTGGTGGATCACTTCGCCGCCAAGGTAGGCCATTACCCTGACTTGCGGTCGGGCTCTGCCACGCAGCTGGCCAACCCCCGCGCTATCAATGGTGTGGCCTTCGATGGTACGCAGGACATCACGGTGCAGGACACCACCAAGCTGCCGTTGACCGGCGGCACGATGATCGGTGATGTGGTCTATGCGGCCGGCAATTACTTTGGCAGCGCCTGGGCGCGTGGGATGACGTTCACGTCCGGCGGTAACGTCGTCGGTAGCATCGGCGGCTACGGCTCGTCCACGGGCTTCAAAACCTTGTTTATGGGGTTGGGCACTGATGGGTACGTGACTGGCAACGGCGTGCGCGTTTCTGACGCCGGTGTGGCGATCACGGGGAAACTCTCCGGCGACGGTGGCGGACTGGTGAACCTCAATGCCGGCGCGCTCACAGCCGGCACAGTGCCCCGGGTAAACCTGTCCGGGTCCTATGACATCCAGATCACGGGCAATGCCGGTACGGCTACCCGGTTGGAAGCGGCGCGTTTGATCAACGGTGTGGCCTTTGATGGCACTAAAAACATCGACGTCGCTGACAGCTCCAAGCTGCCGCTTACTGGCGGCACACTGACCGGCGGCGTGCGTTTTAACGCGCCCATGATCGGTGGTTCGTATGTCAGTTGGCAGGAGCGGCAAACGGCTATCCAAATCGACTGCGCGTTGAACGGCGCGGCTTATTCCATCTGGAAGGGCACCAATTGGAGCGAGCGACATCTGGCGGCTATGGAGGTATATGCCGGCGGCACTGCAACGTCACTTCCATCAGTGGTCATGCATGTCGGCGGCACCGTCGCAGCATTCACCTTGGACGGCGCGGGACACCTGAGCGTCAAAGGTTCTTATTTCGGCGATGGCGGGCAGTTAACTGGCTTGAATGCCAATGCGTTGACCCTTGGCACGCTGCCCAGGGCCCGTTTGAGCGGCACCTATGACATTGCTGTGTCGGGCAATGCCGCCACAGCGACAAAGCTGGCAGCGCCTCGTCTCATCAACGGCGTAGCGTTCGATGGGACCGCCAACATCGCGATCGCTGACAACTCAAAATTACCGCTCAGTGGCGGGCTTTTGACAGGAACAGTTACCTATGACTTTCCCTCTATGGCCGGCGGGTTCGTTGACTGGCGTTCCCGAGACCCCGCTATGCAAATCAATAGCACGAACAATGGCAGCGCGTATTTGATTTGGAAGGCTACCAACTGGGCCGAACGTCATCTGGCATCCATGGACGTTTGGTCCGGCGGCGGTTCAAACACGCCTGCCAACGTTGTGTTTCATGTAGGGAATACCAACAACGCGCTGACCATCAGCGAGGGCGGGAACCTGAATATCGTCGGCACCTACAGCGGAGATGGAAGCCAGCTTACCAATTTGCCCCAAGCGACCGCCGATGTGCCAGGTGCCGTCTTGAAAAACACCGCCTCCCTGAGCCCAAACGGCTGGTGGAAGTGCGCACAGACCGGGCTGATTCGGCAATGGGGATTCACGATGGGCGCTTCTGACACCGTAACTCATCGTAGTTTTCCGATCGCATTTCCCAACCGCTGTGTGTCCCTTGTTGCCTCTCGCACCAGCCTTTTCTACTCAGACCCAGCGACAGGCACCAACACTTTGATCGTCAGTAATGCCCAGTTTTCGGTCATTTCTGGTCCATTCAGTTCGCCAGATGAAATTTATTGGGAGGCCACTGGGTACTAACCATGACCATATTTTTTCACGCCGCAACCGCTGGTTTTTACGACACTCGGGCTCACGGGGAGCGCACTATTCTGGTCGCTGATCCGAAGTGGAAGCATCCGATGATTAGTGTGCCGAATCCCAACTGGATGGCGGGGGAGGATCCAACGGCCAAACCCCCGATGATTAAGGTCAAAGACCCGAAGGCCGCGCCGCCACTGATTGAGGTTCCCAACCCGGACTGCAGCTTGCCACCGTCAGGCGAGATGCTGGAAATCTCCCAGGGCGAATACCAGGCACTGTTTGCCGCTCAGGCCCTGGGCAAAGTCATTCAGGCTGTGAAGGGTCGTCCCGTAGCGGTCGATCCGCCTCCGTTGACCTGGGAGCAACGCAAAGCCGAGTACGTGGCCGGAGTACAAGCGTTCCTCGATAAGACCGCAAAGGCCGCCGGGTACAACGACCTCAAGGACGTGATCACCTACGCGGATGAACCCTCGGTACCAAAGTTTCAAGCCGACGGTATAGCGTTTCGCACCTGGCGTTCGCTGTGCTGGGCGTACTGCTACGACCAGTTGACGGCGATCGAGCAGGGCAAGCGCAAGACACCTACCAGCGCCGAGCTGGTGGCCGAGCTGCCTGTCCTGGTGCTGCCAAATGCCTGACATGACCTGGTCGCCGGTGATAATGCGCTGGCCTGCCCAAGCCACCGAGTGGATGGGCCAGCTGTCGGCTGCCCAGGGCTTGGCCGGCGGTGAGCTGGCCAGCACGGCTAAACGCCTGGCGGACCTCAATGGTAAAACCAGCACCAGCCCAGGGCCGGTGGGTGGTGCGGCAGAGGGCGCAATCGCTGCAGGCCGTGCCGCGCTCGCTGACCAAATGGGCGAGGCTCCGGCGTGCCTGGTGGTGACGCCGTTTCAAAGCGGCATTGGCCAGGGCCGTGGCTATCAGCGTTTTCTGTCAGCGCCGAACTTGCTGCAGCAGCTGGCCGGCAAACTGGTGGATGTGAGCGACACCGGCCGGCCCGATGGTCCCCAGTTCGCCTTGTGCCTGATGTTCGTGGCCACACGCTTTGATCAGTTGGCCAACAGCCTGGCGCGCTTCAATGCCCTGTTGCCCATGCCCGACCTGGTGCGAACCGAACGCCGCGCACGGCACCTGTCCAAGCTGGAGACGGAAAAATGGGAGATCCCGGCCGCAGGCACCTTGCCTCGTTGGCAGGCACTGCCCTTGGAACGTTGCACCGTGGTCAAGGCCGCGCAGCAATCCATGGCTGGCCAGCTCGCCGTCCTGGAGAGCTACGCCGCCGATAGCTCGCCCATGGCCGACCTTGCCGCCCTGGCCAGCCGCAAGGCCGCTCAACAGCAGGACCGTGATCAGCAACTGGCCGACCTGAAAGCCCTGCTGGCCGATGGCAACCCGGACAGCAGCATGCGCGCCCGTATGATCGGCCCAGGCAACGCCACCGAGTTACGCCAGGCGCTGTTGGCCGGCGAACCACCAGGGCATGAATGGGTGCTGTGTGCCGGCGCGCTGCTGGTGGGATCTGAGACGGGCTTGAGTTTCGTCCGCGAGTTGGTGGGCCTATGACGCTACTACTCGACGGGCAAGAGGTACGAGGGAAGAACCTCAAGGTCACCGGCAATCTGCGCATCGAGAGCGACGATCTGTCAGGTCAGACCAGCAACACCGACAAGGGACACAAGGGCTTCAAGCCCAAGACCCTGACCGTCAGCCTGATGATTCCTTTCGTTGACCAGGTGCAATTGCGCGACCTGATGCGCCTGGTGGAAGCTACCGCCGGCGGTGGCCAGCTCAAGACCTACCGCATCGTCAATGACACCGCCGCCGCGTTCGGCATGCGCCAGGTGACCTTCACGGAAGGCGTGAGCGCTCGGGAGGACGACAACCTGCGCGCCTGGCTGATCCAGTTCACCCTGACGGAGAAACTGTCCAACCCTGAGAAAGTCGAGGGCCGGCGATCGGGCAACGCGGTTACCGCGCAGTCCGGCCCGGGTGGGGCAGTCGGTGGAAGTGGCGGCACCGGTGGCGATTCCAGTAGCGGACCGGAAGAACTGACCGGCTTTGAAGCCACGCTGAAAAAGGTGGACGGCTGGCTGGGTGGGGCGAACACATGAAGCTGCACAAGGAATTGGCCATCAATGGCGTGCCTTACGTCCTGGTCAAAAACGAAGTCCGGCTTGACGCGAAAAGTCCCGGCCGGGCGACGTTCACCATTCAGGCCACAAAGCCGGTCAAGGGGCTGGTCACGCTCGATATCGGCTACAACGGCAACACGTTGCAGCGCCACTTCATTGGCTACGTCGAACGTTCCACCACGGCCAGCAGCACCCAGCAGATGCTGTTCTGCCGTGAGTTGGCCGCGATCCTGGCCAACCAGCTGCCGCTGAACCTGCGCCACGTCGACCTGCGCGCGGTCCTGGTCGAAATAGGCCAGCACACCGGTTTGCGCTTCCGTGTCCCGGAACGGCCTTATGCGAGCGTCAAGGCGCCATTTTTCTACAGCCTAGCTGCCGGATACCAAACCATGGACAGCCT